TCCTAATATTTGCCAGCGCCCAGCACTCACCTGTCGTTCAAGCGAACCAAGCACCTACTAATACACCAGGTTCTGAGCTAGTATGTCAAAATACTGCCAAAATAGCACTTGCAAATAGAATATTAGATATTACTATTGCTATTATTATCTTTTTACTGAATTTCATCTTTAGCCTCTGTTGTAGTATCAATTCCTTTTTGATACTGTGTTCCAAAGTAGAATGCAATTATTACTGAGAATATTGTTAAAAACTGCTCACCAGATATTACACCTTTAATAGCCAAATAACTAAATACCCCAGTTAATGTTATTGTAACAATTGATTTTACTTTAAGTAAATTACTTATTATTGTCATTATTTGTTCTTTCATGTTCTAAATCATCCAATCTGTGATTAATAACTTTAATTTGTTCATTTATTACAGGCACATTCTCACTAAACAGTTTTGCATACCCATTATGAACTTCAAGTCTATGATTAACTTCTCTAAAGTGCTCATCTATAGTTTCAAGTTTTTCTTGGAATATTGCATTTTTCTTATCAAGCTCGTGATATAAATTATTCTTAGTAATAGCTGCACTAGCTATAACACCGGCAAGTGTTATTAGTGCCACTATAATTGATGTTGGGTCAATATTCATAATGTGCTCCTATGTAAATAATGTCTGTGTTCTTGGTGGATTCTGACCATCATAATATTCTGCATATATACCATTGGCTAATATCTTTAAAGAATAATTACCAGCAGTAATCTTAATACCATTGTAAGTAGTCTGGCCTACAGTTGTTGAATCACCTGTAATTTCACCACAAACAGCATTATTTAATAAAACTTCATATTTAGATGCTCTAAACTTTTCATCATTAGCATATGTTCCCATTGGGTCTGATGATTGAGCTCAGTAATTATTATCTGTGCCTTGTACTAATTCATATCAAGTCTGAGCTACTAATTCAGTCCATTTTGCAATATCTTGATTAAATGTACTACTTGGTCTGTGATATTCTTTACAAATATAATATTTAGTTGTGCCACCAGTTGTAACTGATACTAAGTCATTTACTTCATAATCAAATATAGCATCATTTCAAGTAATAATACCAGTCGGAATTGCAGTTAAGAACCACTTAGAACCTGTAATATCAGTATTAGGAATATCTGATTGCTTATATATGCTTCTATAGTTCCAATACTGTTCACCTTTAGCACTTATATAGTCAGTTTCAAGTCTGTCATTAAAATCGCCTGTATTTGAAGTAAATGTTTCTGTATCTACAACATTTATAGTTAATTTAGTTGGTGTAATAGTAGCAGTTCCAGACGCTGTGCTACTTGTATCTACTATTGAAACATCATCTGCAGTAAACTTAGTAGTTATTTCTTTTGTTTCAAGTCTATAACCACGCTGACCAGATACTATTTCAACACCAGTAGCATTAGGAAGAATTCTGCTATATTTACCAACATTAGGGTCATATGAGCCAGAATACTGACTTGTTGCTGTATCTCTTGAAGGATTACCTGTACAAATAAATGTTATGCCACTACTATTAATAGATTTACTAAATACTATAAAATCATAATATGTTATTGGGTATGCAGCACCAGTAGCAATTCTAATTCTATCTCCAACATTAATACCTTTATCATTTTGTGTTTCTAATGTGCCAGGTCTATATACATTAACATCATTTAAATAATCTAAGATGTTTTGTGCTGTATCTACCATATCATCCTGGTCATCTGAATAGAATAAAGGACTATATTGAATTTGAGATACATTTAAACCATTTCCTACTACAATACCAGTATCTTCATCATTAGTGGCAATTTTTACAGACTCAATCTTTGGAACATTATAATCAGCATATTTATATTTGGTATGTTCAGATGCCTCAAATGTTTCAGTATAATCTTGAGGAATAAGTTTTAATGCTACTCTACCATAGCTATCAGCAGCAGCATTTGTAGAAGTAATTGCTGCAATATATTCAAGTATATTTCTTGCTGTTATGCTAGAAGAACCAAATACATTTTCATATACTATATTATTAATATTTGGGGTGTCAGTAGAATTATATGTATAAACAGCACCAACATGACTACAAAGTTGCTCAAATAAATTGCCAATAGTAATTGGGAATGTTATTGATTGAATTCAATCTGATACATCTAAATCAAATAATGTAATTGGGTCAAATGCTGTAACTTTATATTTATCTTTATCTACGTGTTCAACATCAGTTATTAAATAAACACCTTGAGATTTATAGTTATCATCGTCTTGCTGTTTTTGATACCAGGTAAATCATTTACCAAGGTCGCTACCTGTTAAAGCATTTGTAGTAAATGTAATCTTAGCATTTGCTGAATTGCCTACAGTTAAATCTGTATTACTATTAATAGTATTTTCATAAGAAACACCTTTAAAAATAACATCATCATTTAATTGATTATATTGAACTGTAGTTGTATTAAATGTATAAAATGGTGGCTTACCTATCTTTGCTTGTCCAGCACCAGATATTATAGATGTTGAATATGATGCTGAATTGAAACTAGATACTATTGAGTAATTTACAGTATCAATAGTTGGGCCATAACCTCTTGTACACCATATATGATTACTTTCTTGTAATCCTCTTCCAGGATATGTAGTTCTAGCTGCATAGAAATTTGGTTTATTATTATGCCTTATTCTGTAATAACCTGTTGAACCACTTGTATCATTATATATTTCAAGACTATAACCACCAAAACCTGAATAATTAACAATTTCAGTATAGCTTGAACTAGAACTTCTTTTTGCTGATACAGTAAGTGAAAAGAATTTGCCAGTTAATTCATTACCAAAGATAAACTCACTACTTCTTGTATAATCATCGAAATAAGTAGGATTAACAAAATAATAATTATTACCTACTTTTTGAATTTTATCTGAATATACATATCAGTAATGGAAGTAATTATCATAAGTTGCATGACTTGCACTACCTATTTCATAATAGCTATCTGTAGTAGCTGGTATTTCAGTTCCAGGTGTGAATTTATGAGCTTCCCAATAATATACTGGATAGGTTGTTGTTGGTGGATTATATGTCATATATCTTAAATGACATACATATCTTAAATTACTTATTGTAATTAAATAATTGCCAGTTATAGTTGGGTATGTTGAAGAATAAGAACTTGTTAAATATTCTTTAACTACAGTAGATAGAGTTACTTTTGTAACAGAATGTAATGTAACAGTATAATAATGATAAATAGCGTGCTCTGTTTCTGTTGCATAAGCACTGCTATTTGTTGGAATATAGTAGTCTCTAGCTGTATCTGCAGAATCAATTATTAAATATTGACCATTTAAATAGGTATTATAATCAGCTGCTCTATAATTAGTAATTTGTATTTCATCACTACTATTTCAGCTAATACCATCTTTAGTAATAATAAGACTATTAAGTAATACTGCCTTTCTAACATTTCCAGATATTACAGCAGTAGATTTAGTTTCAACAGCTGTAGGTCTAATACACTCTCATCTATTTTCAACATATGTTGCTGGATTTAAACATAATGAATTCTTCATATATTAGTCTCCTGTTGAAATAGCATTAAAAGATATACCTTCCCAAAGTCCTGTACTAGAATTAAATACTCCTGAATAGCAGTTACCTTGTGATGTAGATGTATACACTTTAACTGTTTTTTCACTATCTGTTCTAATATCATAATATGTAATGTAATAAATATTACCCTGAACAAGACTTAATATTTGCTGTGCTTTTGCAGCTGAACAAGGTGGCATTTCTATTTCAAGTCTAACAATACTTTCAATAGGCTGACCTTTACCTATAATTCAATTGATATGCATTACACCATCATCAGTACGACCTGAATCTTCTGATGCTAATGTATCATATATAATATTTAATCTTGTAGGTTTAAATTCTGTACCACTTATTTTAAAGCAGCCAGCATTTGATAAAGTAGATAATGCCATATCTATTTACTCCTATATATTAAATAAGCCAAGCCAGATTAAGTTCCGGCCTGGCTTGTAGTTTTAAATTAGAGCTGTTCCGGTAATTCTCTTGTATGATTTATTACCTCTAGATGCCGCTTTAGCAATAACGTCATCACCAATAGAAACTTCCATTTGATTATCTTCAATAGCACTAATAATTTGTCTTGTCATTTGAGCAAATGCATTAATAAGTGCTGAATTGTTTGCTTGGATAGTTTCATTTAATACTGATTGAGGAGCAGCTATTTCTGGATTTGTTCTAGCTCCAGGATATTCACCAAGTTGTGCAACAGTAGGTGCTCTTAATACACCACCATTTGCAAGTCTTGGAATTGAAATTGTCTTAAATGATAAGTTTCATCCTGTAACTTTATTTATTCCACTAATAACACCACTACTATTAATTTTAGTAGCAATGCTGTTGATACCAGTTTCTATCTTTGATATTAAAGCATTAATTACTGATTTGATACCATTAGTAACTGCTGTTTTCATACTAGTAAATTTAGCGTTCCAATAACTTGCTGTAAATATAGTTGCAATATTAGTTGAGAACCAAGATTTTATAGTAGCCCAGCTTGTACTTATAGTAGTTCTAATTTCACTCATCTTAGTAGATACTGAAGTCTTAATAGTATCTCATTTACTTAATCAGAATGAAGAAGTAAATACTGGCGCAACAGTTGTAGCAAATCAAGATTTAATTTCAGCATATTTCATACTAAGTGCTGATTTAATTTCAGACATCTTAGTATTAACTGAAGATATAACCTGGCTGAACTTATTAGCTCAATATGCTGTTGTAAATACAGGCGCTACTGTTGAAGTAAACCAAGATTTGATATTATTCCACCAAGTAGTTAATGTATTCTTTACATTAGCAATACCATTATTTCAACCTGTTTTAATCTGATTTCATTTCTCAGTTCAGTATGAAGCTGTAAAGTAAATAAGAACTTTTTCTTTAATAAATGTTCCGACTTTATTTAATGCTTCTTTAAAACCTGATACTAATTCATTTCAACCATTAGACCAGCCACCGTTCAGTCCTATTAAGCCGGCAATACTTAAAGCAGCACCAGCAGCAAATAAGATTGGGTTAGCAGTTAAACAACCTATTAATACTAATGCAAGTCCTACACCTTCCATTACAGCAGGAAGAATATCATTAACAACATTCTTAATACCACTCTTAAGCTCATCTCATTGGTCATTTACTGCAGTAATACCTAAGCCTACAGCAGCCATACCTAAACCAATAACCATACCAGGAATATTACCTGTTAATCCACAGATTAAAGCAAGTAATAAACCAACAGCCATTAAGCCAGGTCCTTTAATTTCAGCTACAGTATCTTTAACACTTTGAACTAAATCATCTCAGGTACCATTAGTAGCACCAATAGTAATACCTATTGCTGCAAGACTTAATCCGGCTAATACACCAAATATATTACCACTTAAGCCACATATAACAGCTATTGTAAGTCCTGCAATAGTAGTTAGAATTGGAACTGCTTTTTGTAAGTCTTCCTTCATACTATCAATCTTATCTTTAAAATCAGATAATTTCTCAAGCATTGAAGTATCTATAGTGCCAAGGTCAGTTCCTATATCATAATCATAATCAGTAGCTGTAGCATCTGTATCAGAACTCTGGAATACATTTAATTCATCAATACCAAGTAAAGTCTTTTTAAGTTTCTTTGCTGATTCTGCAGCATCATCTATATTAGAACTAAGAGTACTTGAAACTGAATCTGTACTACTAAATGTTTCTTCAATACCTAAAATTGCTTTAACTACAATTGTTATCTTTGCAAATAACATTGTAAGGCTTTGAACAACTTGAGTTATTATTGGCATTAAACCAACAGCAAGTGCATTCTTTAGACCTTGGAAAGCAGCCTTCATTTCTGTAATACTATCAGTAAGTTTATCTGATGCATCAAGCATCTCATTACTCATAGTACCGCCAATAGCTCTATATGTATCTAATAACTGTTTTGTATCAGCATTAGTCATATTGAATATTGGCATTAATTCAGCTGCTCTATTACCAAATAGTTCTGTAGCAACTGCTATCTTTTCAGTCTCACTATTAAGATTTTGTATTAAAGAAACTGCTTGTTCAAATGATTCTGAAACATTATCTGCAGTTATGTTATATTTTTTAAGAACTGCTTCATTTGTAGCTACGTTCTTACTGAAGGTACGCATTAAAGTCTTTAATGACTTAATTTCAATACCATTCTGTGCTAATACATAGCCCCATTCTTGATATGCTGTAGTAGATAAGTAAACCTTTTGAGCCTGGTCTTTAATATCATCACCAATTGCAGCTGTATTAATAGCAGTCTTAATTTGTCATACTACTGATTTAATAGTACCAATAACAATAGCAAGTTTACCAAGTAATACAATTAATGGCTTAATATTATTAGCAACAGCAACAAGTCTTTTTCCTATTTCAGATAAATTCCTCTTTAATGCTTCAAGTCTAGTTAGTTCCCCTTCACCAATAAGTATTGTTCCATAATTTAATGGATTAAATAATGCTCCACTAGACTTTGTATTCATTGCTTTAACAAGGCCTTTTAGTTCTGAAACGGTCTTACCTAATTTAGGTGAAATTCTATCTAGAGTTTTTGCAAATGATTTTCAGCTAAATACTAGGTTACCTAAATTAATTTTATTTAGATTACCTAGAGTTTTCTTTAGTTCATTTAAAGACTGAGCTGTTGCTTCAGAGCCTGCAGTCATAGTATTAAAACTATTCTTTACAGTTTTAGATGCATTTGAAACTTGTGAGGTATCAACTTTAATCTTGACGTTCCATGTCTCTAAATTCATTGTTTTCTATTTCCTCACTTTTGAGTTTTGCATTGTATGAATTTGCAAATTGCATGAATCGAGCTACTGATATATCAACTTTCTTTTTTATAGCTTCTTCAGATGGTTCTTCATCAATCTTAAATACATCAGGATAAGCTTCTTCTAAAGTAGGCATTTTAGAGCCTTTACTCATTTGTCCTACTGTAGCTGAGCCTATTAATACAGCTAATGTATAATCAAAGCTTGCACGTTCTTTTCTTTCTTGTTCTTTTCTGAACATTACTCCTTTATAGTATCGTGCAATTTCACCTATAGTCATATCTCAGAAATCAAATTCTGACATACCAACTTTAATGCTCGCATCAAGCAATTGCTCTATATAATCTTTGAAGGGTTTATTAAGCCCTTCATCTATTAGTTTGGGTCAGAAACCTCAGTTGTTTCTACAGTAGCATTAATAAAGCCACTATCTTGGAATACTTCAACAAACATTGGAACTAAATCAAACATATTATTACCATCTGCAAGATAGTTATCTATAATTTCATATGTCTTATCAATATTAATTCCGTGCTGAAGTGTTTGAAGCATTGCATTTAATATAATTGCCATATCAGATAACTTAGGAAGTACATTGTTATCAATGTCATAGAATATCTGAATTGGGTTGCAATTAAGCTGCTTTTCAAGTGCTACTAATGTTCTTGTAGTAAGTCTGAGTTTGTAAGTTTCATTACCTACGTTAAATTCTGTATAATTCATTAAAATACCTCTCTATATATTAAGTAAGGGAGGCAAGAGAGGTTCTAAACCTCCCTTACTCCCATATGGGCTAGTTATTCGTCTGTCTCATCAATCTCATCTTCATTAGTTAAGAGTGATGAGTTTACGCAAAAACCATTGCACTTTCAGGCTTAATAGAAAGTGTATATGTCATTGCTGCATTTACACCTACGCCATTAAGCTTAACAGAACATTTTCCACTAAATGTGCAAGTTGTATCTACTACCCCGCCTGTACCATCAGGAAGACCTACTTGCCAATAGTAAGTAGTATCAGCGAATCCTGATAATGTAGTAAACTGTGTTGGTTCATAAATAAATGTGAAGTCAAGGCTATCACCATAGTCTTTAATACCATTGATATACATATGAGCTACATCTGCTAAGCATGTAACTTCTACAGATTCAGCAGCACCACCTAAATCAGGAATTTCCTGAAGATTAGTAAGGTCTGTATAAGAGGATGCAGATGCACTAGATTTGTAACCAAGGGTAATGCCCTTTGATAAAATACCTGCCATAATTTAAACTCCTAATTCTCGAGTGCTAAACACTCGTAATTTAAACTTTTAATAATTTGTGAATTTACTTTTAATTCTGTAGATGAAGTTCTTCAAAACCCTAATGTCTTCATAGCTGTATCAATCTGAGGGCCATATGTAGCAATTTCAGATAACTTATAAGAATACAATTTAACTGTAAATCCTATATTAGAATATCTAATACTGTCTCCATCAACGTTCCTTTGATTCATATTCTCTATATAAGATATTGAAGGAATTGCAGCTTTATCATCTAAGAATAGTTCATATTGTGTAGGCAGAATTGCATTTAATGCAGATTGTACCTGTGTTTTTACATCTAACATTTATTTCCTCAATTCTTCCATTAAATATTTATATAATGTGCTTCTATTGCCTTGCAGGGCTGGCATTAAATAAGGTTGTGGTAATTGACCATTTGTATAATGTCATTCACCTTCAGCATCTTGATAACACCAAGGTGTCTGTCTGCCATCGCCTTGACTACTGTAGATACCTGTACCTATTTCAACATAAGGTGCATATTCTACATTAGTACCAATAGTAGCTTCATCATCTTTTACTTCATGAGTAATACTTGCTCTTAGTAATCCGGTATCGCCTACTGGACAATAAGTCTTAGCATCATTTTCTATAGCAATAGCTGTTTTAGTTAATACATTTTCTATGCCAGTAGTAGATAAATTATTCAGTTTTGCAATCATCTGTTCAGGGCCAGAAAAAGTAATTTCTATATCCATTATTTATTGCTCATTAATATCTGATTGTATTTACCGGAAGGAACTACATACTTAACTGTGTAAACTTTATTACTTATTGTTATTTCATTTTCTGTTGTAATCGCTTTGTCTTTAGTAAGACCTACCATAGTAATGTTTACAAAGTTAGGATTATTAATATCAGATTGAGAATAGATTTTACAAACCATATCAACAGTCCTTGTAGAAGCAACTGTTTGTCTAGTCTGACCATACTCGTCTTTAGTATTACTAAAAGTAGTTACTGTGACTTGTTGTCATTCTCTTTGTATCATATTAAATAACCTGTAATTTTCTATGAGCCTTTAATTGACTCATTATGCCTTCTGGATAAGACTGTGAATAATTGAAGTTAACACCTGAATAAGATTCTGAATTTAAACCTTCAGTTCCAATTCTGTTGTAATTATATACAACCATCTGGCAGATACAGTTTCCCATACCTGCCAGGTCATCATTATGTGTATAATTAATAACTTCTTCTGTTGCGGATTCTAAAAGTAAAGTAATTAACTCATCTTTACTTGTATCTGTAAGCCCAAGTAAGAGCTTTATTTTATTTAACATGAGCTTACTCCTTTGTTATTATGCTTCTACTGTGAATTCAGCAATTGAAGGTAAGAGACCTTCTTTTGTAGCAACCACTTTAATCTTATCGCCAGCTGCAAGAGCATTAGCAACAGTGTGGGAATATGCAGAAGATGCTGCTGTTTCAGCATTGCCGTCCTGAACACCATTAACAAATACTGTTACCTTAGCACCAGTTGTTGCAGCGCCTGCTACAGTTGTAGTAGCCTTTGTTGCAGTAGTAATAGAAGCTGCTGTAGCCTGTGCTTTACCACACTTAATGCACTTTCTTTCATCATAAAGAGCAATTACAGAATATCTAGAAGCAACTACGAAGTTTTCCTTCTTATCAATGTTTCTATCCTGTTCTACAAATGTATTCTTCTTTAAGAAAGCATGTACTGCATCATTGTGAGCAAGGAACATAATTCCCTTTGGAAGTGCTTTAGATGTATAAATAGGAACTCCTAATATTTCACCGATAGCACCAGTTCTAATGTATGCTTCTGTATATTTAAGATAATCGCCAAGAGTCTTTCTGATAGTTGGAACTAATGCTTGGTCGCAAAGGAAGAATAAACCAGCCTGGTCTTCAAATACGTTTGCATACTTAGCAATAGCATCAGCAAAGTCAGAAAGTGTATAATCTGTAGACATTACAGACATATTTTCTGTCTTATCAAATTCTGCAATTGCTTTTCTTGTCCATGCATTAACCATAGATTCAGCAACACCCTGAACTTTAGTATCAATAAGTGTTGGGTCAGTCATCTGGTCATCATCATACCATTTAGCCTGAGACTGTGTTCTAGCTACTCTATATTCTCTTTCTACATAGCTAGCATCTACAAATTCAGAGTTGCCTTCGCCTCTTGCAAGGTCCTGTGCACTTTCTGTTGCTTTATAGATATGAAACTTCTTTACCATACCAGGAGCTTCAGCTAAGCTGTAGTCTGCTGTCATGTATCTGTTCATATCCATCTTTGTAGCAATAATTGAATCGATTTTTTCTTGAAGGACAAAATTGTCATATCCTTTAAAAGTGTAATCTGCCATAATTAAAATTATCTCCTAATTAGTTTTTAAACTATTAAATAAATCAGGCTGTTCATTAGCCAGTCTCTGCATATCTGCTAAAGATAATTTACTGAACTGCTCTTTGGTCATAACTGTGTCCATAGGAAGATTCTTCTTAGGAACTGCACTTCCAAGTCGTTTTTCTACTTCTGCTTTTACTGATGCTTTAAATGCTTTATCTAGTAACTTAATATTCTCATTCATCTGTTCAGCGTCTTCAGCAACAACAAAGTTTACTAAGTCTAATGAAATGCCCTTATCTGCTAATATTTTCGCACATGCATTCTTATTTTCTGCAAGTGCTAATTCTGCTTCTTTTGCAGCTATTGCTGCTTCTCTTTGCTGCAACTCATATTCGTATCTTGAAGATGCGTCCATATTAGCAAGCTTTTGTGCTTCTCTAACCTTTTCTGCATTCTTCTGTTCTGCCTTCTTTAATGCACTTGTTACACGCCTATCTGTTTCAGCTTGAAGTAATTTATCTACTTCATCTTGTGTATATGTTTTAGCTTCTTCAGCTTGTTCAGTTGCTTGTTCAGCCCCTGTATTTGTGTTAAGTTCTTCTGCCATTGCAATAAGCCCTTTCTATTAAATTAAATCAAAAAATAACTATACAGTGAGTTGTTTTAATACCTCACTGTATAAATTTAGCTGTTAAATAAAATGTTTAGCTAATCCTGAACCCATCTTAGTTCATGAATTACTGTTCCGCCTTCAGTATAATTCAGTTTTACTGTTTCACCTGTTACTGGACCAGTTCCTGTATAAGTAATACCCCATTCAGATAATTCTCATTTTGTACTAGGCATAATCTGGGAACCATCTATATATCATGCATCACCTCTAGTACCAAACTTATATGTTAAAGTCTTAGAACCTTCAGATAAGCTTTCAGATTCGGCTTTAGCTATAAATGTTGTACTATTAACTGTTGCTGACCCTGATGTAATTTCTACAGAAGCAGGCGATAATTCATTTACTAATTTTAATGAATATGAACCAATAGCAAATGGTTCTGTACCCGCCGGTTTACTTAATTTGTTTGTAAGTAAATAATCATAATGTGTATCTGAATAACCCTTAGCTTCAACTAAACTGTTATATACAGATTTAGGTGTTGCTGCTGTTCCATTATTTACATCTCATTCAGTACCATAGCCATCAAATAATTTTAATTGACCTGGTATAGTATTAGTTCCCGTTACATTTCCATAGATAAATAATCATATACCATTAATAGCTACAAAGAATGCTTTATGTAAATCTTTAACTGCTGTTCCTGCTGGATATGTAGAATTAATCATATGATTACCAACCATATCAACATTCTGTGGGAATCCACTACCAAGCACAAATGCACCAGGAAAGCTTTTTGTATTATTGGGCCATGTTACTTCAATTATTGAGCCATTATTTAAATACTCATAAGTTCCTATTGTTCCAGTTAAAGGCTGAATAGTATATATATTATCAGAAATTAAAGTAGCTTCACATCTTGCTGAATTTGTAAGCATTGAAACTACATTATTAGTAATATCAATATTAGTACCAGCTGTTAATGTTCCTTGCTTTGTAGCATCTATAACATCCTGTGCAGCACTAGTTCTATATGCGCTTAAAGATTGGTGTTCAGTTAAGAAACCTGAATCATTAGTTAATTCTGATGTTTTAGTAGGAATTACTGTTTCATCAGATAATGCACCAACATCTTCATAATCAAGAACTACATTACCAACCTTACCATTAACTGATATTACATTTCCACCACCAGTTCTTATTTCGGCGTTTATTGATTGTGGAGTTCTAAGTTCTATCTCCATAGCTTACCACTCCTTTTTAATAATATTGTCATCAACATAAATTGCCTGACTTGTTGAATAAACTATATCATTTGTTGTCTTAACACCTACTTGAACCAGGACCCTAGCATCGTTAAATGCTAGAGTCTGTTCTTGTGTTAATTGATATAGTCATTCATTAGTTGTTGTATTAAATGTAAGTTCATTCTTAGAATAAGTTTTTAATGTATCGCCTACCTGAATTCTTACATCTGATACATCTGTTGGAGTTAATGTTGATGTTCCTTGTTTAATCTTTACAGGTAATATATATTCATCACCTTGTACAATTTGCATCATATATTAGTCTCCTTTATTCTGAATCTTTAACCCAGTAATAATTAAAATTAAATCCTTGCTCTTGCTGTGTTACATTACACTTTAATGTATATGTACCAGCACCTTGGAAATATTGACCACTATCTGTAGGTCTACCATATTGTGTACATTCAGCATTAAGTTTAATTGTTCCAGGAACTACAACTTGCATCTGAGTAATTTCAAATGAAGCTACATTAGCATATTCAGAACCAATATTAGCATTCTTCTTAACTTTAAATCGTACTTGCTCTGGTGGTTGGTCTAGCTGAATTGCATTAATTGGGAAGCCTTCTCTAATTCCTGAAGTATCAGCAATAAACTGACCAGTACCAGTATTAGTAAAGTCTGTTTCAATTACATTACCAATTTGAATACTTTGATGTTCACTATTATACCATTTAAATACAATTCTAAGTCTTACACTCTGGCCTGATGCTCTGTAGTTAGATAATGTTCCAAGTGTATTCCAGTTTTCTGCTGAAATACTTTCAAGTGTAGTTTCATTAATAGAATATGTAATTGGTGTTGTATTAGAATTTCTACTAAAGTTAGCATTAATTCTTAAACCACGCTGGTCTGTCTGTACTAAAGAACCATCGCTAGCATTAACCATTAAACCGCCTGGTGTCTTACTTAAAGCATAGCCATTTGTAGGAATATAATCTACTCCTATAGACTGTGTTACTTCTTCCCATAACTCAAAGTAGAATTCTCTACCAACAGTATATTTACTTGAATTTGTATTTACTTGAATTAAAATTGATTGATTATTAGTATTAAATTCAATCTTCTTAACTAAATAGTCATTAATAGCAGGATTAATTTGATTATCAGCTATAAATACACCTGGTTGTACTTGTACAAATGTAATATGGGCATTATCATCATAAACTGCTTCCCCATCTTCAATATAAGGAACATACATATAAAGCATATTACTTTGTGCAGGTAACTGAGAATATGGAAGACTAATATAGTCCATTCCTTCTGTAATAGTCTTTCAGTCTTGTTCTCCACCATAGTTAAGTAATAAATTCTCAATATCTCCGCCGCCTATAGCAGTTTCAATATTACCTTGCTGATTTATCTTTAAAGTATTTTGGTCTATAATTGCACCAAGTCTTACATAAAGTTCATTATCAGAATTTACACCAAGACCATTAGCAGTCTTAAGTCCTATTTCATTATTAGTAATACCAATAGCATTACCTGCTGTATAAGTAGTATCTGTTGCAGAAATAGTATTGCCAGAAATAGATATATTACTGCCAGCTGTTAATGCATTTTGCTTAGCATTTCAGTTAGTCATATCAGCAGTTGTAATTCTGATATCTTCTAACTCATGCTCATTTCCTTGTTTATCTACAATATATTGAATTGCCATAATTAATCCTCCACGTATAATCTATTATCATCAACGTATGAGTTGCCTGTTAATGTAAATGCAGGACCTTCAACTTCACCTTGAGGACTAACACTTTCAGCTTCCCAGTATAATGTACCTGCATTACATTTAAGAGCATATTTGTTAACCTGGTCAGGTATACTAGGAATTGTTATTATGGTACTAATTACATTATTAGTAATGTTAATACCAGAGCCAGCGGTATATGAAGAACCACCACCACCTGAATGACCTGCAGCCAGAATTAATGCTGCTGCACTTAAGCCTTTATTATCTGTCATATTAAGCACCTACTTTCGCCCAGGTTGCACCTAATACATAAACGTCTCCATTTGCTAAATATGCAAGGCTACCTTTACTTAAAGTTAAAGTACCGAGTTCAGTACCTAAATCTGAGGAAGCATCTGCATAAACTAATGCAACAGCAACCTGTGAAGCTTCTCACTTCAGAACTTCAATTAATTTCATCTTTTTAAACTCCTGTTTAATTAATTACTGCTAGAACTGTACATCTACAATTAGGATGTATTGGTGGATAATTCTCACCTTCAATAGCATCTTCTAAATTAAATACCTGACCATCTAAATCGCCACATTCATCACATGTAGTTTCATCTTCTGCAGTCAAGAATCTGTACTGTTCAATTCCAGCTTCTTCGTACTTGTCTTTTGTAGATTGATTGTATATATGACTTAATTCAGTTCTTGCTAATCTACTTGCATTAGCATATGAAGAACCAAAGTTAAGCATAATATCTTTTACAAGTTTTTCATGGCTTGCTCCAGTTGCAACACAATCTACTAGACTGTTGGTTAATGTATTTATTAATTGGGACTTATGATTTCAGAGTCTATCTGACCAATTCAGACCATCTGCACATCATACCCCATTAATAACTTTATTTACTTGTTCTGGATTTACTTTACTTGCTAAGCCTAATTGCTTATTTAATAGTTTAGAATTCGCACTATATAAGTCTGTAAATTCTGACTTGAATATAACCTTTTCTTTACTATTGAGCTTAGTAAGTTCTGTATTCATATTATTTAATAAATCATAGTATCTATTAAATTCATATAAATGGGACGCTAATGCCTGGCCAGAACCACCTTCGCGCATTATCTTGTCATATAGAAGTTCCATTTCTTTCTGAATCTTCTGCTCTGACCTTAAATACTGTTTTCTAAGTCTAAATTCAGTTATTGAAATAGAAGTATCTATTAAGCGCTCGCGCTCTTTAATGTCTCTTCTTAATCAATACTGTTTACTGCTCATCTAATTCTTCCTCTTGAGTATTTATATTCATACCAGCATACAGTTCCATATTAGCTGCTTTTTCTTCTTCTACAGCTTTAAGTTCAGCATCAACATCTGTTACAAATGGAAGTAATGTTAATAATGTTCTTGTTGATACTAAACCTCTTAATTGATTTACTAACTGAACTGTATCTGCTAAATCTGTAGGTAAATTTCTTGTAAATGTAATATTTACTTCTCTTCAAATTGCTTCTTCGCTTGTTAAATTAAGAATTGCACTTATAAGCTCTATTCTTCTCTGTAATGCTTTTCTCATATTTGATTCTATTACAGATGAAGCATTCTCAAATCCTACTAACTTATATTTAATAGCAACGCCAGACTGTGCCATAAACTTCTCATCAGTAAAATCAGGACAGTTAGCTATCTTATGTATATTATCTTTAAAGTTATTAAGTAAGTTAGTAACCTGGGTATCATTAATACTCTTAGTAAGATATTCAGCCGAACAATCAGCGTCCATCATTAAGACTCTATTCTGCTTCATTGTTACTAAATCTTCTGCATCTGCTGTTAATCCTTTTAATACTAAATAAGCATCTGCAAATGCATCAAAGTCATCTACACTTCCACTTAATACTTCATTGTAAGCATCTTGAAGTGTTATTATCTGTTCAAATATGCTTCTTTCTTCATCATTTAAACTAAATACTGTAACAGGACATTGGCCATAGAAATGTGGTTCTTCACTTAAGAATGTAAAGCTCATAAATCCAGCACCACTTCTATATCTTCTTATAGTTGCAGGTCCATACACTTCTACCATATAAATAGGTGTATTATTAGCATCTAATTCTTCTTCTCAGAATCTTATTACATACTGTAAATCATTATTTAATGTATTGTCATAGATAGGCACGCAGCTTCTTGTATCAAGTGTTCTGAATCTTTGCTGACCATCTTCTTGAACATAATTAATTTCAAATGCTCTACCATAAATTAAAGCATTAGTAAGCAGTTCAGAATCTTCCTGTATATAATCGTTGTACTTTAATACATCTATTACATCATCAAAGTTGTCGTTTTCATACTGTACAGGTATACCTGTTAAATAGCCTGCATATGTATCTACTATATATTTAGTAAAGTTCGTAACTACCTTATTACATGGCTTGCCTGTATCTGTAGCATGCTTGGCTAATATAGCTTGTTTACCATCATAATATCTTTTTCATTTTAAATAATTAACAAGTTCTTTTGTTTGGAACTGTTGTAAGAACTGGCCCATTATCTTTTCTGTCAGTTCTGAATCTCTATCTATTAAGTACATCTGTGCTCCTTATATTCCTAATAAAGATTTATTCATTGTTTGTAATTTATGTTTATCTAAACACTGCAGACTATACCTTAAAGCATCTAAACAGTGATTAAAGTCATCAATTGGCTTGTTTATATATTCATTAGTAGTTCTATCCTTCTGCCAACTATAATTCTCAAGTTCTGTTATAGTTTCAGTGCAGCTTGGACTCACTATTATTTCATAT